GGATAGGGCTGTATTGCTTTACTTCAGGATATGTTTGAAGTTGAATAAAGTCGTGATCACCAGAAATAATTAAGATGGGTTCTTTGTCGTGGTGGCTTTCTGCTAACCAGGCTATAACATCATCTGCTTCTGCACCATCAACGTCAATGACTGGGTATGGAAAGTAACAATCTAATTCAGACTTCACTTCTGATAACACATCAAAAATGAGCTTCCAGTCAAAACCAGACTCTTGTCTTACTTTCTTACGATTAGCTTTGTAGTACGGGAATTTGTCTTTACGCCAGTAGTGTTTATTATCACAAGCTATAACTATGTCACCATATTCTTCTTTGAATTTAGATTTATAGCTACGAATGTTATTAATAATCATGTGACGTACCAAATCTTTCTCGATTGGTACATCTGTTCTACCAGCTAGTTCTGCCATTAGAGTGCTAATAGCGACTTGGCTGTAGTCAATAATAATCATAATAATCCTTAAAGTTTATTCTCTATTATATATAGGAACAGCCTTAAGCACAATCAGATAATGATTCGATCCATCGTCGATTGCATTCTGTATCTTGCTTGTCATTTTTTTGTAAGCAAGGATAGATCACGTTATATATATTTTCTTTTTTCTCGTCGACAATGACGACGTCTTCTTTTTTGAATTCCATAGTAGTCTCGATTTTGTCAAGTTATTGAGTTAGGCTTGTGGCCTACTAATATTTATGACTCGCTATTGGTAGACGTACTAATGATTTCTATTAATTTCTTGTTGTAAGCCTTGAGACGCTCTATTTCTTTGTTCTGCTCTCTTATCTTTTTAACAAACAAATCAATCTTTTCTTTATCAGTTATTTCTTTTTCAGCTTCAATCATAATACTCTCAATAATAAAATGTCCCCATTCACCCTACCATTTACCTTTGATGGAGTCGTTGATAGATTTTTAAAGATCTTATTCAATTGTAACTTACCACCCTTCATACACTCTTCAATAGTTACTGCTGGTTTCCTTAAAGTAGCTTGCATTGATACTTCAGGATCCCAACCTTGAATACTTGTACCCTTAACACTAAATCCAGAACTTCCAGATGCATAATAAACACCTAGCTTTCTATTCTTTGTATTGTAAACCCATAGTTGATTTGCACCAACAACTTTTGTTGGAGGAATGCTGACCAAACCTAACTCAGTAAACTCTTTTAGGTATTGTAGTTTCTCTACTTGTTTAATAGGTGGCTTAGCTTTTCTGACTTTAGGCTTACGATTAGCTTTCTTAAAGTCATAGTACTTAACACCATCTTCTAACATTTCATTGAGCCAAGTTGCCAATCTCTTTTGATGGTGCTTGGTAAGATGATTGTAGGACTCTGCTACTTGTTCATCTGTATCAATGAGTTTAATTTCATTCAAGATAGGATGGATAACATTAGATACAGCTGTGCCATAAATTTGAGGAGACTGGTTGGCTTGTAGATATTTGTAAAGATTAAAACCAGTATCCTTACAATCATTCAAAAAGAACTTGTCTATTTCACCTAAGACTTCTCCTAGGAATTCGGAAACTTTAGCCTGTATGTTGTCCTGGATCGATGGACGATCTTTTGTTATAGGCGTTTCTTTTACTTCGACATTGGTAGACTTTGTGACCAAATCGTCAATCTTGTCATTAATTTGTTTTAGAATCTTAGGACTGAATTTAGCTCCATTGGAATGAAGACGACATAGCCATCCATATGTTCTACTAAAGTTGACATCGTTATCTGAAACCTTAGACATAGCTTTTAGATCATTAGGACGATTGGCTTTCACCCAGTCCTTAATATACTGTAAAGCATCGGATCCTTCCTTCTCATATGAATACCAAATGAGAGCCTTAGAAAAAGATATCACATCATCTTCTAAGACTAAACTTGGATCAGGTTCAATTACTTTTTCTTTTGACATGGTTGTGATTGATGTTCTAAGTTATTTAATCTCTCAGTTAATTCATCGTTCATAGCATTAACAATAATTAATTCTTCTTGAAGTCTATTTAAATCCGATCTCAGCTGATCCATTTCCTTACTAAGAATTATTCTATCAGCCATTTGATCTATGTTGTAATTTTTAACATCAGATCCGTAATAGATTATACTAGCCAAGATAGCCCCTAAAAGAGCTGATGCTACTATGTGGTATTTAAACATGTAGGTCACCTAGGTTAAAACTAAAGTCTTGTACGCTATCCAATCTAAATGATCTCCAAGCCTGTTTGTCTAAATCAAATGTAGCTATGACATCAAAGTTTTTCTTTCTTGGTGCCTTCTCTTCATCTACATCTTTAACTTCCTTCATAGGAAGAAGATCGGGATGTAAGCTACAATGCAAATGTCTTAGAGTGCCATCTGTTTTAACAAAGCTGATATTCATTCTTTGTTCTTTTAAGATCGAAACAAGGAAGTCTCTAAATTCTGACTTCTCTTCTTCTGAAGCTTGTTTGATCCAATCCTTATTCCAGGTTTCAAAATTAAAGCTCATAGTGTAACTCCGTAGTGTGTCTTCAATAAATGTTTATAAAGTTTAATGTAATACTTAAATCTAATTGGTTCTTTTTCAAAGTTGGGCAACCGATCACCAAAAGTAGAAAGCATGTTCTGATAATGTTGCTCCAAATCATCGTCTGTCATAACGTCTCCTACAGTCAACGGATACATGGCTCTTAGGGAATTGATTTTTAAACTGTTCAATTTGTCTGTGGCCTTCTGCCTGACAAATTTCCAAAGAGTCATAGGAACCAATAAGAATTTGTTCTTGACTGATCCCTGTAAATGTAATTGACACGTATAGTGCGAAAGCTATGACCATTTGTATATTATACCGCAATTGACGTGAATAGTCAAGGGTCGGCTAACTCTTTGATTTTATTAGATGTTTTCTGTGGACTCTAACCATGATCCAAGAATTATAAAATTCTTCAGGTTTTTCAATGACTCCAAGATCAAATTGAAATTTTGCTTCAAAATAAGAGCATTCGCCCTTTGACCTACATAATTTTAAAATTGTTCTTGTAAACTTGTCTTGTCCTAACTCTTTTACGTCTTTTGATAACTCTTCATTGGATCCAAAATATTCTTTCCAGTCAGACTCCGCAAGGTATCGTTTCTTTTTACCCTTAACTTGTTTAGTTTTTCTTGACCAAAAGAATTTTTTACCAATGTATCTTCTACCAGTCACATTGTTAATTATTTCATACACAAAACCGTAGTCATCCTCACCTGGTGCTGTTAGTTCATTGTCAAAATATAACCACATTATTCATCTGCTTCATCGACGTCGAAATTTTCTTCTTCACCGACTGGTTCACCACAAAAAGGACAAAATTCTGGTTTATAGTATTCTTTATCATTTTCATGCTTTAAATTATATACAGCATCGCAGTTACTGCATTCGAAATGTTTCGCTATCATTAATTTCCCTTGTTACAACAGTTTGAGTTATTTATATTTGAATCTACTGCAACCCACTTAGGTGGATTATCCGGACAAACGGAAGACTTAATTAAAACTTTGCCAGGTAGGAAACATCCACATAGATTGCATGTTTTTAGAATCTTACCAAAATGAGAACACGATTTACAAATCTGAAATCTTATTTCAGAGTATTGCACTACCAAATCCAATTTCTGATATGATAGCTTACCATTTTTCTAAGCTCAGGAATGAATTCACGTCTTGCTTCCCATCCAATATTTTTTAGCTTACTTCCATCGATACTGTATCTAAGATCAGCACCTGGTCGTTCATAATCTGTATTAATAAATTCCTGCACATCTTGGCCAACATCATCACCGTACATTGCCTTCACTACTTCAGTGACTACAAATAAGTTTGAAGCCTCAAAGTTACCTGGAATGTTATAGATTTGATTAATAGATCCATTATTAATAATATGCATTACAGCAGCTGCTGTATCTTCCACATGTAGCCACGTTCTAACAGGGCTACCTCCTAAGTGAAGAGGAATCTTTCTACCTAATTGTAAATACTTCACAGCTTTAGGAATTAGCTTTTCCACATATTGACCAGATCCATAATTGTTAGTTGGTCGTACAATAATAAAAGGTACATTGTGTGTTCTTGCCCAAGCAAGAACGAGTTGATCTGCTGCAGCCTTTGTTGCTGAATATGGATTGGATGGTTTTAATAAATGATCTTCATTGAAGCTACCGTCATCAATATCTCCATAGACTTCATCAGTAGAAAAGTGTAAAAGAGTTGGCATTCCATACTGTTTGTTTTGGATTAGTTTCAATAAGTGATGAACACCATTAACATTAGATCTTAAGAATACATCAGAAGCTTCAATAGAATTATCTACGTGAGTTTCTGCTGCTGTATTAATAACATAATCGCATTCTACCAATCGTTCTAGATCATTAATGTCTGACTGAATAAATTCAAACTTAACATTTTCTTTATCTGCAATTTCATAAAGATCTGAAATTCTATCTTGATTAGCAGCATAGGTTAATTTATCTACACCCATAACATGCCAGCCTTGTTCTAGGCAAGCCTTGGCAACATAGTATCCAATGAAGCCACAACATCCTGTTACATAAACAACTTTTGTCATAAAATATTCATCCTAGCTAATCTATATCCATCTCCAGTGTAGTCTTCACTACTTGGAGCCGTTTGTGTTACTTTAACTTCAATATCAAGATTGTGATCTTTTATATATTCTTTAAGAACCTCTGATACCTTTTTCTTTTCTTGGTAAACCATATTGACATCTTTTTCTGGAATGAAATGTGTTTCAGTAAAGTATCTCACTATCTTTACCATATCATCTTCTGATATATAGTCCATGTACTTATCTACTATCTCTATTTCCTTCTCACCTTTGTTAGCAAGATCCCATACTTTCCAAAAGACTCTCGTATTGGAAATAAGTCCATAGAGTCTTAGGTTATGCCATTCAACCTGCTTCATCACATCTCTTGCTATTAAGTTTTTGCTTAATCCATAAGGTGTAACTGGTAATTGATTTCTCAATTCAATTTCTTGTTTATTGCCGCCATACCCTAATTCACATCCAGAAGCTATATTAATTAGCTTATCAAACCCATTGTAATTTCGCTTAATGTTTTCATACATAGTTAAATTTCTATGTGTGATACTTGGACTTGTATCATTAACATCCTTCGCACCTGCAACAGCACAGTGAATTACAGCATTAAACCTTCTTGCAAAGAAAAAGTTATCAACAGAAGTAGGGTCCATTAGGTCTACTTCATTGTGACCATTTAAAGGTATTACATTGTGCCATGGAGACAAATGCATGGTAAGAATTTTACCAACAACACCCGAAGCTCCAGTGATGACTATATCCATTATTTTCCGTAATCAGGGAATTCTACAATGATAGTTGAATACTTTGATCTATAAGCATGTCTGTAAGCATCTACAATGTCATCGGAATGATTAAGTTCAATTACATCTACTGTCTTTAACATACTTCTAAATGCATTAGCAAAATTGCCTTTGTGTTGGTCTTGTGGATCAACAGGGATCTCAGTACCAACCGCTACTCTAATAATCATCTTAGGTGTTACTTTGCCACTACTCATGTTATAAAGTTTATCTAAGTGATTAACAATTTGATCTGCAGCACAGAGTAAAAAATTCCATCGAGGATAGATAGCAATTGGACAAAATCCATTTAAAGCTAATCCTGTGCAGTAACCCATTTGAAAGTTTTCTGCAACAGGAAATTCTATCTTCTTGTGATCATCTACTTCAAGTAGACTATTAAACATACCAGTTCCTGCATATCTTACAGCCTGGCCAATAAACAAAGTATCCTTTTTAGTATTAAGATACTTCATAGCTTCTACTAGTTTTTCATTATAAACTTGGTTGCGATTAATCAAAATTGTACCCTCACTCCAGCTCCAGCATGTGGATACTTTGCATTCTTGTAGTGGTAATAGATTAGATTTTCATCTGTGACATAGCGACCGTGAACTTTTGGATTTTTTATATACCACTTATCGTCACCCCAAACTTCTTTTGTTGGAGTCTCGACAGATAGTTCATTATCTTCAATAACAAATGTAATAGGTAATTTTTGAGCTCTGGCATACTTTAATGCTTCGTGAAATGCTCCAGTTTCAGCAGACATATCACCAACCCAGCACCAAACCTTTTCGCCAGTGTTTCTTAATTTAGCTGCAGCAGCTAAACCAACAGCAATAGATGGAATGCCACCAACAATACTTGAGCAATGAATTTTATATTCAGGAAGATTCATGACCATGCTCTTACCTTCAAGAATCTTTTCTTTTAAATATTCTGGAGGCACACCCTTTAGAAGACACTGATAATGGTTACGCCATGTAGCACATATCCAATCATTCTTTATATCAATGAGCTTAAAGACTTCTAATATCTGTTCTTCATTACCATCATATAAATGGATTGGAGCTTTAATCTCTGCTCGATTAAAGCTATCTCCAATATCCTTCTCGAATTGTTTTAATTCATCAACCGTCATAGATACAAACTCATAAAACCATCAACCCTGTCCCCTATATAGGCAATTTGTTCTGGAGTAATAACAGGACTTGTGCCATGGAAATAAGTATGAGTTGTAACATGATTAGCTACAGGGAAGTCGTTATGTAATGACTCCATTGATAACATAGGTGTATTAACATAATCAGAATAAGCTGGTTGTAACATAATGTTACCAGCAAAGTATGGTCGAGTTTGAATTAAATTCTCTTCTAAGTAATCTACAATCTCAGCTCTCTTGAATGGAGCATCTTTTCTAATAGTAAGAGGGAAAGCAAACCAATCTGGATCACATTTAGCTCTAGCTCTTGGTAGATAGAAGAACTCCTCATACTTCTCATAGATATTAAATAACAATTGATAGTTACGACGACGTAGCTTACCAATCTCTTCTAGTTTGTCGATTTGTTTAAGACCCATAGATGCTTGAAGCTCAATTGGTTTTAAGTTGTAACCAATCTCATCATAGACATACTTGTGATCAAAGATTTCATTTGGCATAGATGGTAACCAGTTATCAAATCGTTTGCCACATGTTCCACATTTCAATTTGTTAGCTTCTGGTCCTACACAATAGCAACCACGACCCCATTCTCTTAGAGAACGTACAATCGTTTCTGTATTCTTATCACTACATGCAACAAAGCCACCTTCACCCATAGTAATATGATGTGCAGGATAGAATGAGCATGATGACATTTCACCGAATGATCCTAGTAGTTTTCCATCATAGGTTGAACCTAATCCATCACAACAATCTTCTAATAGAACTAAGTTATACTTCTTAACTAAGTCCATTAGTTGATCCATATTAGGACAATTACCTAATACGTGTGCGAATGTAATTACTTTAATGTCATGTTTCTTAAGTAAGTCTTCTGCTTTCTCAAGATCAAGGTTTAGTGTTTCATATTCAATATCAAGAAACACAGGAATGAAGCCCGCTTGCAGGGTGGGGTTGAGTGTGGTAGGGAACCCTGCAATGGGCATGAGCACTTTCGTGCCCGGGGGGAAGTTATGACCTCTCTTACTTTTAAGAGCTGTCATCATAAGTAAGTTGGCTGACGATCCTGAATTAGTTAGGACACCATGCTCTTTACCTAAGTATTTTGGAAATTTGTTTTCAAATCTGAGACAATCTTTGCCCATCACTAACCAACCATCAAGAAGTGTGCTTGCTGCAGCTATTATTTCTTGATGATCATAATATGGACCAGCATAATTAACGAAATCTTTTCCTGCTGTCCAGGTCTTGGCAGCATTCTTTTCTTTCACAAACTCTTCAATCAAACTCAATATATTTTCTTTACTCATTATAACCCCATTAATAAATAATTTTTTTCTTAAATTCCTCTACCAATTCCTTACGTTCTAATGGTTGTGTGCCTGGCCAATGAACCAACCAGTCACCTTCTTCCCACTGACCACGTTCACCATGAACGTCAACAGTTTCCATGTAATTCCATGGTGGAACCTTATACATCTTATACTCATAACTGTTCATAAA